CTCGATTACTCGTCGTTTCGCTTGAGCCAGCTAGTACGTTATTATCCGCAAAACCTCATCTTATGAGGAAACGTCGGCTGCTGTGTCTAACGGTAAAGTAAGGGCTTTTTCTTCCCATAGGGGTAATCCACCTTTTAAATTCTTGTACTGAGTGCTTGTCTGTTCTATTGTTTTAATTTGATTGAAAATGTTTATCTGTTCCATAAAAAAAACACCCCCCCGAATTAGCGGAGAGGTGTTCTTTAGAAATTTCTTAATTAAGAAACCTTAGCTAATTCTAAGACTAACTAAGTTTATAAAAATGGTCTCAGGGTTTGCAACCATCAAATATAGCTAGGCAGGTGCCTAAATGAAGCATGAGTAGGAGAGGTCGCCGCCTGTTGCATCAGGTGCAGGGGAAAAAGAAGCTGCAATTACATTGATAGAGTCTGCAGCTCCCCTTGTAAAACTTATCGTGTTCGAGCCTGCTGATAGAGCCGTATTACTATCGCCAATCCTACAATTTATTCCTTCTGTTCCCCTTGAGGTAAGTCCTGTTCCTGCAACTGGAATAGCATTTATGGCCTGTCCGAAAGCAACTATCCAAGAGCCTGCTGCTACCACTGTTACTGCTACCGATTGTTCTGTTGTGCTCGCAGTAGTACCCTTATTTGAAGCATCTGGTTGTCCTGTTTGTTTCGCTCCCGTGTAAGATGCCGCATCGGTTCTAATGTTATGACTTGCGTTTGCACTGACAACTATATTGTTTGCACCTGAGGCGGGATTTACTAACATAAACAAGTATGCAAACCGTGTTGCGGCACTTGCCATCTGTTGCTTATCAACCTGCGTCATTGATACCCCATTATATGTAGCTCCCGTTATAACATCTCCTGAAGCATCAGTACCTACTCCAACATACAAAATACGATCAGAACCCGTACAAGTATGCGCCCATGTTGAAGATGTTGCATTTGTGTTTGCGACTGATACTGCGTCAAAAGCTATTGGCATAAGTTAAATCGAGCGAAATTGTACAGTTGCGTCTATCTTGTTACCCAATTGATCCACATCTACTGAAAAGACATCGCCCGCAATGAAGGTTCGAGTGTTTAATGAAGCCGTTGAGGCATAGGTGCCACCACCTAGAATTGATAGGCGTGTACCTGCTACGAATATAGAGGAAGCGTTCCTATTAATATCTATTAATACTGAAGCTCCTGAGACTGGTCCTGACAATACAACTGAAGCCCACTGTATAAAACCTGCATTGGGCATAGATAAGGGCTTACCGACCCCTACAGTGGCCAAGGACTGTACTCCAGCGATCTGCCAGGCGGGGTTAAGAGTGTTGATAATTACTGAGGCGCCTGAAGCAAATAATCCGGTGGTTATTCCCACTGTCTGAAGTGAAGCCACCGAGGCTACAACCAGACCCTTTGTGTTGGTAAGCTGAAGTGAGGCCAGTGACCATCCCACTATGTCTAATGATCTCATTAAACCTAGGGAGGGTAGTGAAGCGTGCTGTCCTAAATCTGAGTGCTCCGTAGTAAATACACCATACTTATCATTCTCATCCCCTACGTTTGGAGTGAATTCTACTATCGCTCCAACTGCATGAATCTGGTCTGTTCCATCAGAACTACTTAAGCCAGTTATATTAGCTCCATTAACGTTTGTAAAGTATTTATATTCCCTCTTAGTAGCTGTAACACCCCCAGAGGTATCAATCCTGTCAATCACAAGATAGCCAGGCGCTCTAACTACGCCAGCAACTGTTTGATTAACCGTAAGAGATGAAGCACCAGCGCTGATTTGTGCATCGAGCGTGTATTGACGGTTGTTTTGTGTTGGAACGCGTGGATATGTAGGCATTTGTGGTATAATATATAGAGTTAAGGGGGGTTTGCAATCAAATAGGAATGCTTCATAAAAATTGTCTTCAATGTAAAAAATTATTCTACTTCAGGAATGGAGGAGCAAAGAGAACTGAACGTACAAAATTTTGCTCAAAACCCTGCCTTTATAAATATTTGTCAGAAACTGAAAAGGGTGAAGGAAATAGAATGTGGAAAGGTGGATCATATGGATGGAAGAAATATGGTAGCGACTTTCGAGGAGCAAAGAAGGCTGTTATTAAGAAGTATGGCAAAAAATGTTTTGAATGCAAATCAGAAATAGATGTAGAAATTCATCACATCAATAAGATTTCAAAAGATAATAAAATTGAAAACTTAATACCATTATGTAGCGATCACCATTATGCTGAACACATGGATGATTTAATTCAGAGGGGTAAGCTCAATAATTTCGTTAGACCCGATAAGGCATTAATATCACTATAACTCAGACTTTCACAGAAGCTGGCAAGCTTTGATCTCCAAGTCCTTGGGCGGTCATTTTTACACCCAACCATTCAAAATTTGTATTTGCGGCTGTACTCTGAACCTCTACCTGTACAACTCGGCAGTTTCGATATATTTGAGCGTACCTGACAAGTTCCTCGCCGGTTAGTGTAACTGTAGCGTCAGAGCTTCCATAAGGCTGTGATCCCCATTGATCTGCGCCCCATCCGCCTGAACCTAAAGCTGAAGTGATATTAAATGATTTAGTAGTGACTGTGTTTCCATTTCTGTCTTCAATACGAAGATTAATGGTCACATCTCCCCTGACATTCCTAAATAGGACATAGAATAGCTTTAAAACCTTAAAGATTGACCAGTCGCCCATGTCCTCTTTTTTACTTCTTAAAGTTTTAGCCACCGCTGTACCGCTATCTGAAATATATGAAGATGAAAATTCTCTAATATAAGGTCCAGTGTCGGACCCTGCAAGCCATTTCTCGGAACCCCCTTCGTCCTGGTGTCTAAACCATTTAGTTATTCCCCACGGAGTTTTCCACGGCCCCATGAACGCACCACGCTCTCTGTCATAACAAACAGTTTCTTTTAGCCTTGGGAATGACAATAGATATTTATTATCTAAATATCCAGAGGAAGCTGTTTTAAAATCCTCGTTTGAGAGGTTCTGAACATAACTCCTTATCCTAGCAGATAACTCATTTGTCCTAATCTGATTTAGATAATTTGGCTCTTGTCCTACCGTATAAAGACCTTTTTTCCCAAAATAGAAGGTATCATTTTCCACAGCAACTATAGTGTCAGCTGACGAACACCCATTTGAACTCGTTAATAGCTGAGCCTGTGGGTCAAGTATGGAGAAATTGCCAAGAGATATGGTATCAAGAACAATCCTGTGGACTGCATTACCCTTCATGACTAAAATACCCGATCTAGGCAATGCGGAACCACCCGTTACCATGCCCTGATTGCCAGCAATTCCCAAACCCGTTATATCATCTCCGTCATTAGGTGAAACCAATACATATCCCCCGCCATCTATCGCAGTAAATCTATCGTGATATGGGAAGCGACCAGATATTAAGACCTTCGAGGGCTCTCCGTCCAAACCAGCAAGTACTAGTCTGTCATCAAACTTTAATCTAAACCTAGCACGAGGACCAGTGGTTGTATCTGAAGTTGGTACAAAGATGGTATTTGATTGAGGAGTACCTAAATCAACGTACTGTGGGGTCACAGATTGCCCTACAGAGGCTATATATGTCTCATCCCCTGGGAAACCCCTATAAACATTATATCCAGTGACTGAAGCACCTGCAATTGATACCTGATTCCAAGTGACTCTAACAGCTGTTTGGGTTAAGTCTAGTGGTAAGGATGCGAGAGTCCTAAACACCGAGGGCAGTGTTTCACCCGTAGCTGATGTAGCTGTGATTTGCCATGAATAACTTTGAAATCCAGAAGCAGCACTAAGTTGAGCAAGGGATGTATTAGTAGGAACTGAAAGGCCAGTATAGGGAAGTAGCTGAGAGCCATCAAACTTGATAAAGTTAGTTGAAGCTCCATTAATATATCCACTGTTACCCAATTGGCTGAAAAAGTATGATTGGCCTGAAGCGAATGAAGCACCGGGTATAATCGAAAAAGAAGCTCCTGACTTTTTAGTTAGATAGCCTGAGTCAGTTATGGCCAATAAGCAATTAACAGAAGTAAGAGAGTTATAATAAGCGTCTAATAGCCTTATTTTCCCAGCCTCACCAGCCAGATTATATATCTCACTACCCCATCTACCTGTCGGAGTGCCCTTTCCAATAAGCATGGAATTATCTGCTTGGGCTAGCTCATTCTCCCTGAGCTCAGTAGGCTTAAAGATTGCATTCCAACCACCATTGAAACTTTCCCACTTAATCTCTATATCTCTTTGAGGCTTGTAATTAGGAATATTTCTCCTTGATAGGCTCATGTTATTCTCCTATTCTCCAGCCATTTCTCGAATATACGTCTGGTGTGCGATTATTCTGTGCGCCAGTAAATACTGACTCGTCTTCAATCATGTTTGAAAGTAGATCATCTGACTCACCCTTAACTATTGGGAACCTGCCATCTGATCGGGATTGCAGAATATATGCGATAGTGCGCTTAGCTAGGAACTCACCGCTCGGGCATACTGATATGTCTTGAAGAGTAGCTAATGAACTAGGGGTAGACTGGTATTGATATACTAAGCTCATCCCAGAGGCCATACCTGGATTAAAGTCTATAAATAGACCTGACGAGTTGTTGCCACCTACGGTCACATACTTATCCGATGACACTCTTTTATATTGATCATCAGGATCTATCTCCATATATTCCGTGTTGGGACTTACTGATTTATCATATACAGGGCTCATAAGTCTCTTAAAATTAGCAGGTAGAGCTGTGGAAGTACCAGAAAGTGTGAATGTTAGTGCAGACTGACTCCTTAACTGTTTCCACTCATATGCCTCAGCCCACTCAACTAGAGCCTGATTGATTAGATTGACACGCACTGTTAGTTCTGTGTCCGTAGCTAGGGCAGTGTCTTGGTCGATAAATGCAGCTACATCATTTAATACGGAATTTAGTGTTGCCATAATATAAGACTATTCGTTCGAAAGTGGGGTTTGCAATCTTAGGAGAAGCGGGGACTCCAAAATTTTTGACCATTAAATATAGGCCAGTTGACTTGGGAAGATCCACCACCTGCGGCTGTAAATCCATCATTTGTTACAAAAGGCAACCCACGTGAAGGATAGTCCATTGTTTGAGTACTAATTCCCGTTTTTGCAGGTACATCAACAAAAGGCAATCCCCTTGAGGGATAATCCATTTTTACTATATCGCTTTGAATAGGAAGTGGCATAATTTAAGCCTGCGTGACTGTTATATCGTCTACAAATATATTACCAGCAGTACCATCACAATCAAGATAATATTCCACTACTCCCAGCTCGTTTGGCGTTCCAGTTACTGTCAACTCTTCCCATGTAGAAGCTCCAACTGTTAGAGAAGCAGTAACATCAGAGGCTATTCCACCGATCATTCCTCCAACTAAAACAAGTCTAGGTGCATTACCGTTATATGAGCCATCTTTTTGCACCCAAGCTTTTATGGTAACAAGAGTAGAAGCATTTACGGCAGCTTTAAACGTATCCAGGGTTGTTGGTCCAGGCAAAAGTAGCTTTGCATCTACTCTATTTGGAGCTAATTGCCAAGAATAACCCGATGCTGTGTATCTAGTTGTTTGATTACTAGAGATTATTCCGTATTTATACCAGTTTCTGAATGTAGTAGCGGAAGCATCATGCTTATGTGATCTTATAAATACACCAAGTGCTCCTAAAGTTGTAGAGGCAACTTCAGTTCCACTGGCTAGTGTAGTATTTATTAAGATAACCTCATATCCCAATCCTGACATTTGTATATCTGCTGTAGTATGAGTAGTGGTCGTACCAAAATTACAATTAATAAAGACTATCCTGCCAACAGCTGTGTTATTGCCGCGATTATTACTTAGTCCCTGTGTTGTTGAGAATGCTGAGTCTCCCTGAATACTACAGTTTAAAAAAATTATATTATACTGCAGAAGAATTGCTTGAGTAAACACATCCCCAATATTAGAAGTTTGGTTTCCGAATAAAGTCCAGCTATCTAATATATAATTAAAAATATTAGTCCCCGCTGTAAAACCAGCTAGATTAAGTCCTGCCGATCCAGCAGGAGCTGTTCTGTATATTGTCATAGATCCTATTGTCTGCATAGACAAAGCATTCGAATGAATACCTACCCCAGCATTAGCGCAGGAGTGAACAACATTTCCAGAGATCGTCCCCGTACTTACTACATCAGATTCTCGAAAAAAAATGGCATGACTTGATGTTCCTGAACCACTGACCATAGTGTTATTTGTAAAAGTTGATCCAAGATCCAGAATACTTATATTATTACTACCGCTTGGACTAGCAATAGTAATGAAAACATTGTCGCTAATCGTATGCGCACCTGTCGTGGCGGAGATAAGAACCCCCTCCGAAAGAGATATAGCAGTATTCAAATTATAGAAGCAATTATTACTAATAACTATACTTCCAGAGCTAGTAACAAAATAAAGACCTCCGTCCTCAGTATCACGAATTGAACAATATTGCATATTAAAACTGCCTGCTGTTGTTGTAGCTATTTCTATACCTCTTTTATTTGTTGCATTATCTCCTATATATCTAAAATCAGCCCAATCAATGTCTACGGTTGAGGTTGAAGCACAAAAAACATAAGTCATTATAGTAGAAGTGGCTGATCTAACGCGTACATTTCTAGTAAGTAAAATTACTTCTGCTTGCGTTGGAGAGGTGCCAGAATGAGCGTTAAGAAGTCCACCCCCAGCTCCTGCAAACCCATCTACTGTTAATTGAGTTGCACTCACGGTAATATTGATCGCTCCCAGTTCTGATTGAGCTGGAGTTCTAGTGGTTGAAGCAACAGCAATTTGATCATTATCAAGCCATCCCGTATCAGTATTTACATCCAGTAATGTACTATTAGCAGCCTCATCAACATTTAATTTACAACTAACTACATTTTTCCCTGAAGTTCTTGATAAGCCTTGAATAATACAAGTTCCAAGATTTCGTACTAAAAGCCCATAATCTCCATCAGCAGCAGGATCAAACTCAAGAACTGCTGAACCGTCTCTTGGAATTGGCGTTGCGACTGTACCGATATTTAGTGTCCCGCCAGAATAAACAATAACCGAATTAGATACTTTATAATAATAATTCGTGGCTGATGCAGAACCATAAGTAACAGTTCCCTTACTGCAAATTGCTAAACCTGGAGTGAGAAGTGAATTAGCAGCAGTCGGAGCAGCCCCAAAGTCTGTCGTGGCAGTGTTATCTAAAGTTACAGTGAAAGAGTTAGAAGTTCCTGCTCCTGTGTATTCGCCAGCTACAATCAAATCGTCTGTTACTGCTGGAGCTGCTGTAGTGGTAGTTATCAAAGCTCTTGAAATGTTATCAGCAGTTGCATCTCTAAATAGAGAAACCATTGAAGCAGAGGAAGTAAGTGCCTCTACATTATAAGCAGTGGCAGCCACAAGGGTAACAGTTGCAGCCAATTTGAAGAATACCCAAGCTCCATTAGCATCGGCAGTTGCTGCTACTGGCAAGTCAGCAGTGTTGATAGTAACCAAAGTTCCAGCAACTTCCACTGCCGCCTGAACTAAGCGGACACTCATGGTCCCTGTAGTTCCTGTTCTCACAGAAAGTTTTACGCCAATATGAGAAATGGTAATAGCTCCAGGTGTGAAAGCAGATGAACGAGTCCCTGAACCAGCAGTAGTTAAAATTTCACTGCCTGTTTCAGCACCTAAATAAGAAGTTGCATTAACAGTCCCCCACGTTCCTGCTGCAGTAAAATTTCCTGTTGCGATTGATGCTAAAAGTGCCATTATTCAAACCTTACATTTGCTAAAACTGAGAGCGTTGCAGTAGCACCGAGATTGAGCACAAATCCTGTATTGACAGCCTTAGCTCTAAGCCCAGAATCTCCATTATTCATTACGAATCCCCCAAGGGTTGCAAGAGCGATTGGGGGGAACATTTGTTCCGCACCAGATAGTATGCTTACTATTTGATTACCCTGTGAGCTGATAAGTAGGTCTTTCAATACCCATCTCTGAGCTGCGGGAGCTACAAAGAGTGTTGCATTTCCACTAGCAGAATAAGTTGTTGCAAAGGAGGTGTAAGACGAGATAGGTACTGGGGTTACAGTTGCACCTGACTGAATATTAACATTGCCCTGTACTGAGACTAATCCTATGAAGTTGACTCCTGTATTTAATGATACAAAAGTTCCACTTGCCAATGAAACTAAACCAAAACTGACAGGCTGAGTAGCGGGGAAATTTGAAACCGTGACGCTTCCTATCTGATTAGGTCCAGGGAAGAGGGTTGTCATACCAGCTGTAGTATTAATGTTGCCAAAGATTGAAACTGATCCTATATGATTAGCGCTTGGGTTGAGCCCTACTAGCGTGCCTGATGCTAATGATACAAGTTGGTTAAATGAGACAGGCTGTGTTGCTTGAAAGAAAGTACCCGTTACGGCCTGTGATCCCGGGAAATTAGATACCGTAACTGAACCTATTTGACTAGGCCCAGGGAACAAAGTAGTCATACCTATAGACAGACTATTAGCCATAGTAACAGTGGCTAGACCTATAAAATTTGTACCTGTAGGTAGCGGTGGAAGGGTCAGGACGTCAACATCTCCTATATTATTAACGCCAGCAGTGATACCCACCGAACCATCAATTGTTAATGATCCTCCATTATCTGTTACAGGATAAGTTGCAGGGAAGTTGTTGATCGTAGCCGTAGATCTTATCTCAGTTCCACTCGCTAAAGATACTAATCCAAAGCTTACAGGCTGTGTTGCTTGCCAAAATGTACCATCAACTGTAAGAGAGCCACCATTGTCTCCCACCTGCACAAGGGTTCCACTTGCTAGAGATACAAGCTGATTAAAAGAGACTGCCTGAGTTGCTGGGAAATTAAGGATTGTAGCAAGGGATCTTACCTCGGTTCCAGAGGCTAGGGAGATATTACCAGAGATATTTACACTTCCCTGTATTGAAGCTAATCCAATAAAGTTAGCGCCAGCAGGAAGTGGATACAGCGAGACGGGAGAAATGATCTGTAGGTGTTCTCCTCCTAAAATGTTCGTTGCAAGAGTAGCACCTGATCCTGTGGAAATTCTTAGAGCTATGGTTGAGCCCTCCCCAGATTATGACTAGTAAATTTTTTCTGTGTCATATTAGTAAGACTATCTATCAAATAGTGGGGTTTGCAAGGTTAGGTGCCGTCACCGTAGGTAACTCCTGCAAGCCCTATGGGTTGACCTGCCTGTATATTGATCGCAAACACCTGCTGGACCCCATTAACGTAATAAAGGATTCCATTTACTCTAAAATAGAGCCTGCCATCAGTACCCACAAATTGAGTCTGAATATCTCCATCTGATCCTGTTTCTGAAGGGATTTCACTGTCAGTTCTGACGGGCACACCTACATAATCTAATTGGCCTGTAAAGGGGTTAAACTTTGGCATTTTAAGAGTATAACGCGCTCCCGCGATTATCCCATGAGTCAGTTGCAACCTGAACTAATGTAACTCTATTTGAAACATCATAAGTGACTTTCTGGATTACCCAGTTAGTATCGCTCGCAATCTTACCTGACACATTAAATCCCACATAGACTGGATTATCATCTGATCTGCCATCGTAATCAATTCTTTTCTGTGAAGAAAAAGCTGGGGGGATAGGCTGTACTACATTTTTAGCAGCAAAAGTACCAACCCCATAAGGGTGTACGTGCTCTTCAAGGTCTGTAGGGCTTACTCCCTCTAAATCTATTACTTCAGTTATTGTATTAGCCATTGACTGTCATCTCCTTCATCTGCTTATCTATTTTTAATCTCTCCATCTCTAAATAAGCATACTGACTCAAGTGTTGTACGTTGTTGTTGCCTATTGACGGTCCACCTACTCTGTTAGCCAGTTGACGCACTTCCCAGATAACATCCTCCCTAGACTTGGCTCCCTTTAACTTTGCCCATTCAACCAATCTTTCCAACTGATCTGAGTACTTACTTAATTCTTTTAAGTTATCCATACCAAGTGATCTTGCAAGCGATAACTTTTCAAGCTCCCCATCAGCTGGTACATCTAAATTATTGGGCTCAGGTGGTTTAGCCTCAACTTTTGGCTCAGCCTTAACATCATAGGGGTTGTTCATGCTTTTACTTTAAATAGGAAAGCTTGGGGTTTGCAACGTAAGTCTGTCTTCTTTTATCATACGCACCATTAAAAGGTGTAAACTCATCCCACCCGGGGAGTCTGCCATGCTCAAGTGAGTAGCTCTTATTAGTCTGATCAAGCTTGAAGTCCCACCCGCCTATCATATTAAGCCTATCTAAGACATCTAGGCCACATAAGGAGCTATATTTATCTAGGTATTCATCAAACCCTCCTACAGCATAAAAGGCCTCCTTAGGCCATGCTGAATAGTTTAGCTCTATGTCATTGTAGAAGCATTGATAGAACGTCCCCTGGTCATCTCTCTCTCTTGGATCTTGCCAGGTCTTAACAGTCCAGGTGTCATCGCTGTACTTATTCCCTACTCCACTAACAATAGTCTTTGGCTCTTGCTGGAAGTGGAACCAGAACTTTTCTAAGCCTTCAGGATTAAAGAATGTATAGTCCTGCACGGTTACCAAAAGCTCCCCCTTACACTTCTTCAAAAGCCTATTGTAGGCCTTGTATATACCCCAATAGTCTCCTTCATTCTTTTCAGAGGAAGTATCAACTATCCACTCAAAATCTTTGAATGTCTGTCTTTTGAGAGCCTTCTCAACCAGAGCTAGTCCTTCTGGTCTAATTGAGGGTGTGATGACCGAAATCATAATTTGTTAGCAATTAATATAATGCTTGACTCATCTCTTAATTCTGTTACTGTGAAGCCTGCCTCTGTTACCCTTTTTTGTAATATATTGGGTGTAAAACCAGTCTTATGGAAATCCCACTCATCAAGTTGTCCACCGAAGCAATAATATACCGCCTTCTCTTCTTCTCCTGACAATACAAGTTGAGCGTGCCACTTAAAATTAGGAACAATTATCTCTAGCTCTCCGCCCTGTTTTAATATCTTACTTAGTTTTCTCAACAAGCGAGGTATCTCCGCTGTCGGGAAGTGTTCTATTACGTGTGAGGCTCTAACCTTATCACATGACTCTAACTCTACATATAGATCAATGTCTAAAATATCACAGACTATATCAAGCCCTGGAATATTAGGATCTACATCCTGCTTCAGGTATCCCTCAGGTGAGCTCTCCCCATCCCTAGAGTCTCCAGCGCCTAGATCTATCCACTTAGGCATTATACTCCCCCCATCTCTTGCGCCTTTCATGGTACCTGTCTAAGCCCTCACCCTTTAAAAAGCCAATGGTTTCCAATAGCTGTCTAACTCTCACATCATATGTGTGATTCTTTGTATAATTTTCCCTTGCTCGACTCAACATTCTGAGCCTCAATTCATCATCAGAACTAACTCTCTTAACCTTCTCCAACAACTCCTCCTTTGAATTGTATGCAATGTAGTGGTAGTCTGCTACAGCTGCCCAGTCCATATCATCTTTATTATATTCATGTTTATCAGCAGCCATAACATTTATCGGTCCAACCTCAAAAAATCTTGTCTCCATCACGCCCTTATGAGCATCACCAGAGACTTGAAGTATGATCTTGGCAGCAGATAACATTCTTGAGACTGCAGCACCACGGGCAACACCATTACTCCTAAACATGTTAATATCTTGCTTCTGTAGCCAATCTAAATACTCGACCCTCTTTAACCTATCCAGATCTTCTCTGCCTACAAATCCTAAATCATATTCTATCCTTGTATCCTCATGGTATTTAAAATTTACAGGATCGTTTGCAAAAGGGAAGAAGTATGTTCTATCCTCAGGGTATGGATTAGGGCTAAGTGTGTATGGTGCCAGGACTATGTCAGAGGTAAACTCTTCAGCTACTTGATAATAACAGGCCTCAATATCCCACCAAGCCGTTATTTTCCCCCTGGGTCTCTCTGCTTTCGCCTCCGTATTAAAGACTAAGTCAGCTTCACCGGGTTGCAATTCACCGAGCCTGTAAACCTCTACATCATCCCTCCTCCTAAAGGCATCCTCGATCATGTTGCCACAAGAGATAGGAGTATCGTTGTAGTTATAACAAATTAGTAGCTTTAACTTTTTCATAATATACCACAGTCTTTTCTAGCCCATCTTCAAATGAAGTGTAATTAAAATCATAGGGTGTCCTAGCTATAACCTGTGAATGAGCACTTTCCCCTGGTCTCATTGGTAGGCTTTCGATATTATCCTCTGGCTTATGACATGCTCTCAGTACGGACTTAGCAATGTCAGAAACCGTATACCCCTTACCTGTTCCTGCCTCAAAAGTATTTCCATAGGTAGTCTCATTTTCTAGCACGTTTAAAAGTATATTTGCAACATCTTTCACGTAAACCATATCCATTTCCTGTTGCCCATCTCCATATATCTGTATCTTTTCATCATTAAGTGCTCTTGTAATAAATGAAGGTATTATTTTCCTAACAGGATACGCCTTTTGTCTCTCACCATACGCGTTAAGTGCTCTCACTACATTTATCTTTACTCCATGTTCTTTTGCATACATAACAGCAAATCTCTCTGCTGTAGTTTTAGTTATAGAGTAGCTGTTATTTTCCCACCAGTTGCCAACAGCTATCTGCACAGCGGGTACTTTCCAAATCCTACATGCTTCAAATACATTTAGAGCTCCTATTATATTTACTTCTACTGAAGGATAGGGATTATTAACTGTCTCCTGTGTTCCCAGGATGCCCGCTATATTGATTACAGCATCAGCAGAACTTACTGCCTTCTCAACTAGCTCTTTATCTTTTAAATCTCCCAGATAAATCTTATCTGGCTGTAGAGCTTCAGGACTTATATGCCTAGCCAGGCCATGCGTGATATAGCCTCGTTTTTTAGTCTCCTGGAGTAAGTGCCCTGCTAAGAACCCATAACAACCTGTAATTAATATTTTTCTTTTCATAGTACAGACATGATTCCCTTCTTAAGTTGCTTAGCATAGTAATAGTGATCCCAGATCTCGCACTCTAATAATTCTTGCAACTTTGGGTTATCCTCTTCAATTTCTACATTTAATCCACAGGCTCTTGCTTCTAAGACAAACCTCTCGCCACCACCGATTAAATCAGCAGGAACATAGGCCGTGCGTGACCAGTGCATATAATTAACTAGATCAAGAGGGTGTATTTGATCTGATACCATTACATTTCCCTTGACTAATTCCTTGACAATTCCCATTGACTCAGCCTCGTTATCAACCTGATAGTCTCCAACCACGAGCTTGTTACCCGTCTTGTCAATCATTCTTTCCCACCTCTTCCAGATCGCAAGCGAGCCCGCCCCTATATAATCCCATACAATCGGATTAGGAATAGGTGAGGGAGAGAAAATGTCTGTATTTACACCAAAGGCATGAACTATATTCTTATGGAAGGCTATCTGTGGTCTATACCATTTTGTCTCATAAAACAGCACATCATAGCTATTTGCACCAGCTGGAGGGAAGCCATTGCTACCTATACAGAGACCCTTCTTGTTATTTGTAGGCCATGACTGGATAATGCTATCAACTCGACTATTGAACCCACCCCAGCCTAGGATAAAGTAATCCTGTAGTCCTTCTGAAGTAATTGCCTCGGTTGCTATATTACACTTAAGTATCTCAAAGTCCTCTTCTAGTAGATTGAGCGCAGCCCACAGGCCATCCATCCAGTACTCAGGCTTTTTATGTTCGTAAACAAATAATAATTTAGGCTTATGGCTCATATTCACACGACAGGCAAAATCTATATCTCGATTCTTCCATCTTCTCCTTCGATGAATGTGCTAAGTAGGCATACCAGGTATGCTTACCAAACGGACAATGAGTAAACTTCCTAATCCTTCTTATCCATAGCCTGATATGCCAATAATAAATTTGACTATGTTTAAAACTCATTAGTCCACTCCTTACTTATCAAATCCCACTCGTACCCCTTAGCGAATTCCCTAGCTTTTACCGATTCAGCCTCCCATGCCTTCTCATCCCCCATGTAATTAAAAAGTTCGCTTAACCAAGCTTCCTGCACCTCATCATCATAGATATCGCCATCAACCTTGCTACCTGCACCCACTGTCTCCTTAAGGGCAAAGCTATTCATTGTGACTGGTACGAGGCCGTCTGATTGAGAGTCAAGAGCTGTAATACAATTTATTTCTGCAAAATATGTAGGGAACACCCATATTCCACAAGCCTGTCTTATTTCCCTTAGTTTGTCCTTGCTTACTCGACCATGATGGGTAATACCTTTCTGCTCCATGAGCTTGTTGAGCTTGTCTTTCCAGGCCATACGCTCAGGATTGTTAGCATAGCCCTTATCGAATAGATCCCACCCATAGCAAACCTCTAGCGTTGCGTCCGGGAACTTCTCCAAGACCTTAGGCCAGAGCTTGAGAAGGATATCCAGATAGCGATCATAAGAAGAACCTCCGAATAGTTTATGATTAAATGCCATTACTTATAACCCTCACTTTCTCTTCTGGTAGTTTTGGAACCATTGCCCTATGAAACTTGCTCTTGAAAAAGACCTTGTCTACCTTTTCCATTCTCTTATCTGACCAATCAAGCTGGCTAGCTATATCATGTAAGTCCATAAATAACTTCTTAGCTTTAATATCTCTATCTAGTAAGTGAGGACTTCTCCAAAGGATTAAAACATTGAAAGTGTCATTCCAGTTAATCTCATAATAAGGTCTGTAGGTAACCCCATCCATTTCCCCGGCATCCTCCCGTGGGTCGCCAAATACAGTGACTTTATAGCCCGCCTTAGCCCATCTCTTAGCCAACTCTATTACTGCTGTCTCAGAGCCTCCTATGCCCTTAGAAAGGCTATTGCCTGACCACTGCTCGAAATGCTCAGACCCCCATGAGGCATAGTAAGCTATCTCCTTATCTCCCCAAGTGCGTGGCTCCTTAATATCATTAGCTATGAAGTGTGCAAATTGTTCCCGCCCCAACTCTAGAGGCAGACTCTCGAGTAAGGCAGGAACCAACTTAGTGTTTTTGGTGTCTTTCAACCACTTAGCATAATTAAATACGTTCTTGGCGGCCTCATTTAACTCCCTTGCGCTTTTAAGCCCCACAAGTGCGTCATCTTCGGGCTGATTAACTATTTTTAAGCGAATACCATACCAATAAATAGCGTCATCGAGCTTTCCCTGTCTAATGGCCTGGTTATATTTAAGGCTTGCAGCTAAAAACTTAATATCAACTGGATTACCTATCGTGGTTCTTGTCTTAGGTTGCTCCATTTTCAATGCAACATCTAGCCAGAAGTCTGACTCCTCCATTAAATTTAGTTCGGAATATTCTCTAGCAATATATAAGTAGTTCATGTGCTTATTACCAAACTCCTTTGCTGCTTCAAAATAACAGTTACGCGCCTCTTTATGTCTACCGAAGATACAATGTATATTACCTAGATACTCCCAGGCATATGATCTCTCTTCAGCCCAACCAGATAATCCGAGGTACTCACCTATTAGCTTTTCAGATATTGCATAGTCTTGAGGTGTACGCATGTCATAGTGAGTCTTAGCTAGATAAAATATAGTTCTAGGATCATTCTGCTCCCTTGCTTGCTCCTCAGCTCTTTGGATTTCAAGTAACTTAATATTTCTCCTCATAGCAGACTCAACTCTGGTGTTATCTGTTAAGTGGGCCCATACCATTTTTCTATCTTCCCCTACGTTCAAATCCCATGAGCTATATTTAGGCTCGTACTTATCATCTTTCGAGACTGCTACTTCATGTAATCTTGAGACCCACTTAAACATTCCAGGCTTAAGTAATCGCTCTCTTAAGTGCTCAATAGCAACGTCAATTATCTGTCCTTTTTCATCTTGCATGACAGAGTACCAGTAAGTCATAAAGACGCTGTCTAGGCCCCTCTCAAAGGCTTGTAGGGCACACTTAGCGAGCTCTTCTCCATGAATAAGTACATCGTCAACATCAGCCCAAGAATAGTAGTCAAATCCAAGCATTGTATCTGCTAGCTTAAATGCTTCATTACGTGCTTCAGCAAATGAGGCAAAGATCCATGTACCGTCTTCTTCTTTATGATAGATCTGAGGATGAGTCTGGGGGGTAGTTCGTACCCATTTGCCATTATACTTCTCAACCAGAGCTTTGAGCTGTTGAGTCTTGCCACTTGTACCATTAATAACAACTGCCAGTCCTTGGAAATAAGGCATGAATGACTCAAGCATGCGGGTAGCCATCTTGATTTCTGTATCATCCTTAAAAATAGCTGTAAGTAATAGTTTTGGTTGTTTCATATTTTAACAGACACCTCGGGTACAACTGATATAAATTTGGTTACAAACTTGGTATCCCACTGCTGATTTGGATACACAGCTTTCATAAACATATAAAACTTTTCGGGCACTTCCATTTGATGTTGAAATTTAAGATCTCCATTTACTTTTACGAATGAGTGATCGTTCTGTTGAGACTTGAGGTAGCTGACTGCTTTATAAAGATCTAGGGCTTTGTCGGGGTAAGCTTGTAGGAATAATTCAAACAAAAGCCTAACTGCTTTCCAGTCTGCTTCTGACTGCACAGCTCCTGATGAGCTCTTAGCTGTTTCCATTATCCTATCTATTCGTTTAGTTAGCGATAGTGGTAATGTTATGTATTCTGTATCGTCTGCCATAGTTTGTGGGAAGGGGGCCCATTTAGAGCCCCCAATCCCTGAGAGAAAAGAAAGACTAGTTACTAACCGTTTAAGTTGTAACCGAATCTCTTTACACTTGCTCGTTCCGCCCTGGCTTCAAGAGTCATTTCAGTGAGATAGAATCCCCTGTCATAATCTCCTGTGCTTGGGATTTCACTCCATTTTGGATCTCTTCCTTTTAAGAAGGCCATTTTGAAAGTATCTTCCCTAAGTGCGTAAACGTGAGTAGTACCTGTTCCATTGATCACATCTCTGTGAGGAATGATTTTTACAGTTCCAGCTGCACCCTCGAAGAAAGATATATTGTTATATATTCTATCTGTTGATTGTGCTTGTGCTTGTACTCGAGTAGTAAAGGTCGTGATCTTTCGTTTAATACCCATAGGGCATAGGACTATGTCGGCTTGATTGCCGTCACTAGCTTGATCCCATGAATTCTGGAGTATGTCTTCGAGTTCGGTCACTGACATTGAAGTTCCTGAACTTCTAGCTGTAAGATTGGTGGAGATTGCTCCGTTTATTCCAGTCATACCTCTTGCTGTTCCTGAAGCTCCTGATGCTCTTGTTCCGTTGAGTAGTGCAAATTCCATGTCCGCTTTGAACATAGTCAATGACTTTTTCTTCTGATAATCCATTGGATTTCCTGGAAGCCCAACATTGATCGCCTGCTCAGTACCTGAAACTTTAACTTCACGTCTAATTATAGCCGTGATGTTGTTGGATCTGGTTGGCTGATTGTGGAGTGGTTCACCGATCTCTGCACCTTCTGTTACGAATGTAACTGAAGTTGGTCTACTCTGATTGTCTACTAACCATTCATGAAGTGTGTTTGTAGCTACAGATTTGCCAAGGTTTGTTACCAAATAATTGGATTCTGCAACAGAAACGTCTCTAAGAACGGATAAAAGATCTTCTCTTCTACTTGTATCGTCGTATGAAAATAGTGCCATTAATTAATTCCCTTCCTTTCTACGCTAAGATTTTATTCCTAGCGCAGCGTGTGTTCGCTAGGACTCTGTGGGGAGGAGTCCAATGCCTCTCATTCTCTCAGTGAGCGCATCATCATCACCCTGACGGGTTCTTTCTCGAAGCTCTGATAGATCTGTGGTTTGTCGGGGTTCTCCGCGTCCTGTTTCGATTGGCCCTTGCTGTCTTTTTTCCTGACTCTGCTTATACTTCGTAACAGCTTCCTCAGAAACCTTATCCAGATTGACGGGTGAAGCGCTACCTTGTGCTTTCGCAACTTGGTCAGCAGCTTCTAATAGAGAAATGGGTTGTCCTTCATAATACTTGACTCTTAAGATCCTGTCTCTTACCAGCTCGAATCGAACTGAATCAAAATCAGGGCTCTTTGGGTCTAGCCAGGAATGAACCGCATGGGCTTCTCTAACTTGCTGAGATTCCTCAAACCTTTCAAGTCTATCTTCTACCTTTGCCGCTCTTTCTTCAGCTTTCGCTGCTCTTTGATTGGAAGTAGAGAGCTCTTGATTTAGCCCGTTAATATCAACATTCCCTTCATCATCGACAAAGCGGGAAGTAATCGAATCAACTTGTTGTTGGTTCAGATTCCCATAAGCGTTTGTATCAACCTGTGGTTGATCCGCCCCTTGTTGTGGTCGGAAAGAGTCGAATACCGAGCTACCATATTGATTAAGCTGCTCCTTAAGTCTTCTATTTTCCTCGCGGATTTTGTCGAAGTTCTTTTTGGTTCGCTCGCTTGCGTCTTCTGGTAATTGTTCAACGTCCTCGGTTGCATCCTCGGTGGGCTGAACTTCCTCAGTCTGTTTTTGTTCTGAGCTAGGCACTGGCTCGGGCTGGTTGTCTTCTATAACTTCTTCTCCAGCCGTCTCTGTCGAGGTAGCTTCTGCTAGTCTGTCATCCAGAGATTTGCCCTGAACTTGATCGTCGTTCATAAGATTAATTAATGCACCGTTGTTTAGAGTGGTGGAGCATAGCCACTGACATATATTATGCTAGTGCATAAGCAGGGGGGGTTTGCAAATAGTTATTATTTTGAGGCTAGATATTGCGCAATTTGACCAGTTGGATCAATCCAACCCGCGCTACAATGATGACACCCAAACTCTACACCAGACTTCCTATAAAGGTCGTGTGGGTGTTTAACTATTTGCAAATCTGAGGTAGTAGTCTCGGCTTCAAACCTTTCTCTATTATCATCAAAATATTCTTGGCTTAATGCGGGTAGTTTACTCATATGCTTCCTTATCTTCGTACTTCTTTAAGACAGATTCACTAACTGTTCTTTGGGACTCCATAAACTCCAAGAACTTCTTAATTGCGTTAGTGCCACCCAATGCTTCACAGTAAGGGAGCAGGAGCTCCTCCTTGGTCTTGAAATCCTTGGGCTGGGGGTATCCCTCCTGCGCCAGGTTGAGGAGGTAAGGCTTGACCAGCTCCGCCCATGCCTGGTGCCCCTGTAGGTCCACCAAGAGCTTGGCCTGTCGGATCAACTCCAAGTCCTGGTTGTTGTAGCTGTTGAGTTTGGAAGAGTCCTTCTGCATCTTTTTCTCCAGCGTCAGTCAATATGTTTATCAAAAGTTCTTTGATCTTTAACGTTTCGCCTTGTTGAGATAATAACCCAAGTACGTTAGGGTTTGCAATTATAAGTTCATAAGCTTTCTGTCTACCCTGTGTCGCTTGTATACCAGCGCCCACTGTCATTGACCTAATATCTGGTATGTAATCATAAACCCCTACCATATCATCCCTATCAACATACAAGTCTGCTTCTTCGCCCATATCTTTAACATCTAGCTTCGACTTCATTTGATCAGGATCATTACCAGGGAATACAGGATTAGTAGGGACTGCCGTATCCCTCATGACCTCGCCTATCATATCTGGGCTTACAGATTCAGGACTTTCTGTAATTGCTGCCTCAATTTCCTGCATTGCTTCATCAGGCACTTCCATACCATCTAACTGCATTTGCTGAAGAGCTTGAATATTTGATTTACCAATGATCTTAATAATATGAAATTCTTTCTCTGGATCATCAAATAGATACTGCTTATTATTAGATAGCCACATCATCATCACATCTTTTAGGTACTCTCCTAAATACAGTTGATTAGCCTGATCTCTGTTATTCTGTTGACTGACTTGTTCTTTAACCTCAGTGGCTGTCTTTTGTGTGAAAGTACCCCCCACATTACTTACCCCAAGACTAGAGTCCCCCATAGCTGTATTAAAAGCAGCCTTAAGCGCTGGGTACATAGCATTGAAATTAGCTAGATTACCTTGTGAGAATTGCATCTCCTGTACGTTATTCAGATTATTCATAATCCACCTAGCACCTGGTCCATATTCAATAGTCTCAATACGTGTTCCTGCTGGCACTACCTTCAAAGGTGGACGAATCCTAATGTTTGCCTCATCTATTGCACCTGCTAATAAGGAATTAATACCCCTGGCAAGTGGGACAACAGACTCAACCTCACTCTCTCCATAAATATCATCGCCTAATGGATAATATCTAAGCTGTGCAAATGGAATTTTTCCATGCTCGTAGGGATTCTCACTATCCTTTAGGATAATTGCATATTTGGGACAAAAGACTACCATTCCATCCGGTGTCCATTCGGTTATTACATCGACAACTGGATTAGACAGGTCATCGCCCGTTCTATCCTCAAGTCCTCTGTTTGCTAATACCTGATCTACGTATTCATTACTCCTAAGCGCCTGCACGCCTTCCTTCATGTGTCTTTTTAACCTTGATACATCATATTTCTTTGTCTCAAGTTGCTTAATTGTTGAAAACTCCCTATATTGCACCCATTTAGCATTTCTAATATGGGTGGCTGCTGGATCAATAAAGACATCTCGTACATCGCATGGCTTGAGCTCATTGCAGTTCTTTGAATTATCCCAATAGACATATGCTAGCTTCATGCCAAACAACCTAGCATCCATGTCACTAAGCGCTGTCTTCTCGAGCATTGAGCCACCCTCATTAGCGTTATCCCACTGATAGTCAAGAATCGCATTGTTAATCTTAGCCTTAATCATATCCCCACCCTCTCGTGGCTCTAGTCTCCCCTGGAGCTTTGCATTGATAAGACGGTTATTCTTCTCGAGGATTGCTGTTCTAATCATTGGGTCTGTAACAACTGACATATAAGGCCAGTTCTTTGGGAGCTTACCCATATAGGCATTAACAATATCATTCCAGCCATTCTTTCGAGTGCGTCTGGTATCCATGTCTTGCTTGCCCTTGGTGTAGTGGTCTAGGAGCTTATTAAGTTTATCAAGCTCCTGATCTGATTTCTTTGCCATATAGAGAGGTTATTAGTCTTCGTTAGGGGTTTGCAATTAGTCCTCGCCCAATCTACCTCGCAACACTGCGCATCCAGTATTGTAACAATGGAAACATACCCTTATGCGCTCATTCTCAGGCCATTCAAACAAGTAGGGAGTTAATTCTATTGGTTGCTCTGTGTTACATGACTGGCAAAACCACCGCTCCCCTGCTACCCCAATAATCCCATACTGATTAATTGCAACCTCTTTCATTGCCCCGCCCCACTTACTCCAGCGCCCAGTATGAGACATGGAGACATAATGAGATTTCTCCCAATATCCTTTAGTTATTAATGAGGCAGTTGATTTCATAGCTACTCACCTATATGCCAGTTATTAAACTTTTGAATTGGTATGTCGGGCATCTTTTCATAACTGACTGCAAAATAAGATAGAGCGTCCATCAGATGATCGTTTGCCTTCTCTGGCACATCTGGTTCATTTAAGTCTTGGGCTTGTGTGACGCTCTTCTCTTTCCATCTATAGGTTTCAAACTCCCTAATTGTATTTGTGCAATTTGAGAATATAAACAGTGATGGCTGTCCCTCCGGCCTTGCCCCCAAAAGGGACACAACATGTCCTGATTTGATCTTGAGCTTTTCTGCAATCTTTTCGATCTTGAATCTGACCCATGTGCTTGTTGCTGTTCCCATCTCCTTGTTGGCTGGAGTGATATAGATACCTCTTTGTGCGAACTCTTGAATCCATTGTGCTCCGCTAGGATCTCCATAAGTTGCCTGTATGGCAAGATTGTCTGAGAGGCTGTTGATGACTCCAGCGTGATAGTCAATCGTTTGCCCCGTCTCGTAATGCTCCTTAAAGATATACCAGTTTGAGTCATTGTCAACTGCGATAAAGAGGCAAGCGGTGGGGTTTGTACTTCCAAAATCCATGGCTCTATAAATACCCCACTCCTTCGGAATATCAAACGGTTCGATGACATGGACTTCCCTTGTAAAATCTTTATAGACGGACCCAGTAAACTTCCTAAAGTCTGCCATATATTCCTGATAAAATGTATCTTCTGTAAGTTCTTTTTTTGCATTGTCTATCTCCTCCGCTATAAGATATGGGTTATCATAGCTTGTGAACTTCCACGATTTATAAAGCTCAGAAGTGCCCTGTCCCATGTTAAATAGATCATAGAAGTGGTTATAACCCTTGGGAGTAGATATAAAGAGAGCGGGCGCCTGGTAGTCGGTAAGAGTAGCACGTAATACTTCCGACCATAGCCAATCCCAATTCCGTATACTGGCGATCTCATCGACAACAAGACCCCGCAATTTAACCCCACGAAGTGCGTCCGGGTTCTCTGCACCCTTAAGCTCAATAATTGATCCATTTTTAAGCGTGATAGATAGTTCAACTTCATTCTTCTTAACAATCCAGTCCGTTTGTTGTAGTATTTGTTGCAATCCACGCCAGTGTATCTGCTTCCCCTGTCGGTAGGTCGGTGAAACAATCCAAACAACACCAGCAGGACTATCAAGAGCCCATTTAATTGCAATAAGCTGAGATAGGACAGACTTCCCCCAACGACGACCAGCACAAATAACCCTAAAACGGCGATCATCTTCATAAACTCTTCTCTGTGCTTCATGTAGTTTTATCATTCTCAATTAACAGGCCCATACTCATATCGCCCTGATTAAGTATATTTACCTGCGTATCCCTCAACCTACCCTTCACTTTATATGCTAACTCCACTGCCCTTAATTGGGTTGGTGTGTCCTCGACAGTCCTGTCTGGCTCAGTATGACTTGTTACCACCTTGACAGCTTTAAGACCCTTCCTGTGTACCTCAAGCACTAAATCATCAGGTAGGTACTTCTCCATAAGCTCATGCCACCCTATTGATTGAGTTACCTCACTTGGCTTACTAGCCGAA